TCATTTTTACTAAATCCTATAACTCCTCCAGCCAAAGATAATACACTATCAGTTTTTATAAAGGGTATACCTAATGCTCTTTCCTCAGGATATCTACTAAAAAATCTTTGGGGAGTATGAAACAAATCTACATCTTTAGTACAAACCATATCCCAGCCACTTTTTAATGCTTCAAATATGAAACTAATATCTGAAATAACCTCAGTATCAGCATCTAAGTATAATCCATATTTCCAATGGTCTGGTATAAGACTTATTATATTAGTTTTAGCTGTTCTACCACCTATATCTAAATCAGGGTATTTTATAAATAAATCTTCTAATCCCATACTTTTTGTCGAAATTAAAGCTGTTTGACAATTGGGCATATTAATCTTTATACTTTTAATAAGCCTATTAGCACATTGTCTAGCTGGCTTACCATAAGCTACTATTACTATACCATAATCATTATCTAGCCTTCTACCACTAATATTGTAAACTTTTTTCTTTTCATCATAATTGTTTTTAAGGTAATTATATACCTTTCGATGGTCTCTAATCCATCTTTTAGTACTGAACTTTTTAGTAGCTTCCCTTAGAGCCTCTCGATCTACTTTATCTAAATCTCTTAAAGCAATTCTAACTGCTTTTTCTAGACTATCAGCATCTCCCCTATCATATCTTATAAGGTCTGGTAAATCTGGTAATTCATCTAATAATCCTACTTGTCGAGGTATTATACAACGGACCCCACAAGCCATAGCTTCAAGTGGAGGGTAAGGTACACCCTCAATCATTGCTGTGCAAATATAGATATCCAAACTCTGGTGAAATTTTTGCATCTCTTCCCAGTGATATCTTTTAGTGTTAACCGGCCAACCACTTCCAGATGCAATTATATCAAATTTTTCTGAGATAGGACTTCTAAGTAATTGTTTTAGAAGTTGTTCACCTTTTCTACCCCCAATATAAGTAAAACCCGAAACCCCTATTACAGGTTTGCTATGAACTTCCTTATTTACTAATGGTGAAAATTTTACTCTATCAAGAGGTGGAGTAATAACAAATGACTTTCCATATTCTTTAAGTTCTTTCAAATACATCTCAGCAAAAGTTAATCTAACTAAAGCTTTTTTTGCTTGGTTCTGCCATATCTTAACTTTATCAGAAACAGTATCTTCTCTATGAGTAAAAAGACCTATGAAAGAACAATTTATATTTCTTAACTCTAAATAGGGAAATGCATAGTTTATATCATAATTACTATCATATTTATCACTTAAGTTCCACTTCATACCATTAGCTGTAACTCTTGCTAATCGAGGTAATATTCTATCACCATTATAACTCTGACATACAATATTTATATTCATTTCACCCATCCCACAGGCAAAGTAAGTATAAGGGGTTTTATCTCCCATAATGCTAAACTAAAAGCTACGTTACTATTTTTTAAATAGTTTGTTTCACTCAAGTAAGTATCCCAGAAATTCCTTGAGTCATCACAAGTCTTTATAAAGATTATCCTATCATCATAAACAGGTACTCTTAAATCTATTATCTTATTTTTCAAATAATCATGGAATGTATCAGATATAACCTTACATATAAGTTCACTATAGGGTCTTAAAGGTGCTATCACTTGCCAGTTTTCCAAAAATTCAAAACCATACTTTATTAGCTTATCATCAATCTTAACATCTACAGACTTTACTATCAGATTGTAATCAAAGTCGAATATATTACCAAATTCTAAACAATTATTTTTGGCAACTTGTTTAAAGTCAGTGTTTATTTTGCCATCTCTTAAAAAAATACCTTTGTTCATTATTTCTTTACCCTTAATTCAAAACGTATACTTTTATTACTCCCCTTAACGAACCCCTTCTTCAGACCCTTCCATTTGAACGGTGTATAAAAATTATACTGAGTTCCAAACTTTGTATCTGGGTCGAAATAATCCATTGACTGCAAAGTATATCCTCTTTTGTGTGTAGGGTCATTCCAGCAACCCTCACTATCCCAATAAGGTACTTTTAATGCTATAATTCCTCCAGGTCTAAGTATTCTCCAACACTCATTCATAGATTGCACAAGAGATATATCTAGGTGTTCTAATACTGCCCAAGCAACAATCTTATCAAAAGAATTATCTTTCCAAGGCCAAGGTAATTTATTAAGGTCCCAGACTATACTAATAAAATCACTATGTTTAGTTATATCATGATTAACAGCATCCTTAATAGGTGACTTACCAGCACCTAAATTCAAGACTTTACCCATCTTACCCCCTATATTTATCTGGTGGTTCTAATGTACCTAGATTAATGGGATTAACTAGACTGAGTTCTTTACCCAAATCTTTTTTATTTCTTACAGATACAACCCCAATGTGTTGACACCAGACATTGTTTAAATATGCAACTTTATAACCTATACTTGGTGCTTTAAAACACATAGCTTTAACTGGAGAAGTTTCTCTGTCTGCTACTTTTATTTTATTTAAAACCTCTCTTCTAACAAAAACAAAATGTCCTGGAATATTTCGGCAAAAAGTAAATCTATCATAACGTTTTAATCTACCTCTCTTATCACCTACATTACATTGAGGGTCATTCAAACTAAGCAAACCAATCTTCGGAAACTTCTTCATAACTGAAAGACCTTGTGATAACCAGTCAGGTTCTAACTTTGGGCAAAGAACATCATCATCACTAAATACTATTGGGTCCGAACTAGTAACTTTATCAAAAGTCCTCATATTAGCTGGAATACCAAGACGCACATCATTGAAAATAACTTTTGAAACTTTATCTTGGTTAAGTAAATTATTTAAATAACCTCTAGTTCCATCAGAAGATGCATCATCAATAACTATTATTTTATAGGGTGTTTTTGTCCTATTCCATATATACCTAAGAGTTCTTTTTAATAAATCAACTCTCCCACAAGTGGTGATTATAAGGTCAATCATCTAACTTCCCTCCCAATAAGCTATATTACCTGTTATTGTGGCATTAATTTCCTTTGCAAATTTTTTGACCTCTATTATATGATTATTAAGGTCATGGAAAAGTACTCTTCCACAATTTTTAACTAGTTCGAAGTCATTTTTTACACCTTCATAAGTATGTTTACCATCTACGAAAGCAAAATCAAATCCTAATCCGCCCAAAACTGTCTCAAGTTCAACTTCTCTACCTGTCATAGTATATTCTTTAGAAAATACAGTAAACTTGTTTTTAACTGCGTCTCTATTCTTTATATGATAAAATTTAATTTTTTTATTTACATTTAAATCTGTCCAAACCTTATATTTAATTTTAAAATCTACTACATCAAAAGTATATACTTTATTAGCAAATTGAGCTATATAAGCAGTTGATAATCCTTTAAAAGTTCCTATTTCTACAGCTCTATTTATTTTTGTACTTTTAAAAAATTCCCTAAATTCTTTATCTCTTAAAGCAGAAGAACCTAGAAGTTTTTTATTCCTGGCATATTTATATATGTCTATTTTAGTTTCCAATATTTTCCTACCTCAAAGTCAAATTCAGAGGGTACAAATCTAACTAAACCAGATGCAGGATAATGAGTTATTTCTCCAAAATATATCTTATCCTTACATATAAAAAAATCTATTCTTACAAAATCAAAATTCTCACTTAACTTTTTGGAGAATTTTAGCATCAAATCCAATTTTCTGGGTCTATCAATATTATCTGTTTCAAAACCATATAAATTTATATCCAGTTTCTCCCAATTAGGTCTATAATAAGTAAACCTTCTTTGGCTAAGTCTATCAGAAGTAATAGATATGAACCTACATTTACCATCAAACATATAAAACCTAAAATCATTAGGTATGTCACCATCATCATCTATTAATAGTTCTTCTATTATTAACAAAGGTTCAATTTTACTATATACCCATTCACCTCTTCTATAACCATATAAAGTTTTAAACCAACCCTTACATATTTCTAAGAGTGTTTCTCTGTCTAAATTTGGAATATTTTTATTATGTCTATTTACAAAGAAATTATTATCTTTTGAAATAATATATCTACCAGAAGCATTATTTGGTTTTATAATATAATTACTGGGTAAATCTTCAAAAGGAATATCTTCAATATTATTACCAACCCAAATAATCGGGACAAAATACTTACCTGACTCTTCACCCATTTTAGATCTTATATAATCTCTAACCCTATATTTATCAGCAGTTAATATGAGCAAAGGATTTCTATCAAATAATTTTTTATAAACTATCTTCTCATTAAAAGATTTAGGATTATTTATATCTAATTGATACCCTAATTTTTCATAAAATAGTTCAGACTCTCTTATGAAATGTTTATGTTTCATCATTTAAAATTTTGGTGGGCAAGAATAAACTCACCCACCAATGACTAACTATTTACAATTACTGCTTAGCTTCCAGATGGAGTAGCATCAAAGTCTATGTTAACATAGGCTTCAGGCCTGAATACAGTTAAAGCTGCTCTCTCTTCTGCTAATATTACTACCATATTCTTCACGAAGAAGTCTTCATGCTGTTCTGCAACTCTAATTGTTGCCTGCTCTCTATCCCAAAGCATAGCACCAAGTCCGAATGCTCCAGTAAGACCCTCACCTACTGCTATAGCAGTTGTCTCTACTACTGGTGCTCTCCATAGTCTAGTAACTCCTCCCTCAGTAACCACAATCCAGATGTAGTGATTATCACTACCCTTTAACAGTTCAATTTCTTCCCAATCAGTTGGGTGGAGAACTACACCATTTACAGGGTACTCAGCTAGTCTAGCTTTGGTCATTGCTCTACGTATAGCATCTAGTTTGGTATCTCCAATAGTTCCATCGGACCACTTATAGGATTGTGCCTGAGGCATAATCCCATAGAGATTAGGTGCAACCCCGCTACCATAGAGTATCTGAGCCTCTTCTACTAACTTTATACCATAAACCAACCTAGTATCAATATAAGCTCTTAACTGACTTACGTCATTAAGAACCTCTCTCGATACTGGTATCCAGTGGGCTATAGTTTTTACACCTGTTTGCTTTAACTCAAAAGTTATAGCACTTTCAGGTTTAACTCCACTAGAACCTTCAACAGCTATTGCAGCATTGTTGGTGAACCCTGTCTCAACTACGTATTCAATAGCTGTCTCTGTAGTCGGTCTTACAGCCAATAAGTCTCTTATCCTTAGTGCTCTTTCAGGGGGAGCGATTATTTCAGGGTACCTTAAAGGCTGTACCAAATTACCACCAGTTATAGTTGATGTAAGTTCCTTCTTGAAGAAACCTCCCTCAATAGAGACTGGAGAAGAATTAAGGGATTTCTTAGCCATCATTTCTTTATACTGCTCAGAGTCTGTGAACATTTCACCTAGAGACTTAACAGCAACAGGAGGTGTAAAATCAGGCCTACCTAATTTCTTCTCAATTGCTTCAAGTTTTTCCTTATAATCAACATCCAGTTTGTCGAATTTATCTTTATATTCCTTTTCAATATTTTCAACTTTTACCAAAGCTGACTTCAGCTCAGTATCAACCTCTTCTATCCTCTTACCAGCAGCATCAATAGCTTGTGCGGTTTTAGTTGAAGTCTCTCCATTAGCTTTAATCTCCTGTGCTTGAGTATCTAAAAGTGTTTTGAGACCATCAAATTCACTTTTAAATAGCTCTTGCAGTTCTTTTACTTCCATTTTAATTTACTCCTTTTCTATACTATTTTACTTTTCACCCTATAAAATCATTCTCAGAACTTAACATTTGAGTATCAAATGATGGCTCAAAATCACAGAGTATAAAAAATGGCTCTGTTAACCTAAAAATGATATTCTATAATCTTTCATCTGAGTTAGCATATCTTTAAATGCTTGCTCATCAAAACTTTTTTCAGCTTCTGACATCTCCAATAAGTCCTGTAAAACACCAACTGCATCTACTATCTTTTTTCTATTAGCAGCTGATAAAACCCTTCCCTCTTTTAACAAGAGTTCAGACATTTCTTTAGCCCAGGGTGCTGCTATGTCTTCATCTTCAAATTCTTCTTTCATTTTAGCATAGTACTTTTCTATATGACTCTTAACACCTGGAACATCAGCTTCGGGAAGAATTACTCCTCCTCTAGCCCCTTGTATTGCTGCAGCAGCTGCAAATACACCCTTGGGTATAGCTGTGAGGGTACCATCTATGATATCAGCAAAACCTAGTTTATATGCTTTGAAATTTTCTTTATCACCACTGTCAAACCAGAAAAAAGCTTTTTGATATTTACCCCAGTCAATTTCATCTTTATCGGGACCTCCTGCCCATTTTCTAAGTCTTCCTGTAGCTGCATCTGCATCCCAAGTACGCATTCTATCAGCTAAGGGTAAGTCAGCAAATTTGGTAACTGTTTTCAAAGACATGGCTTTAGCATAGTCCATGAAATTAAACAAGTCTTGCATTGACTTTACACTCACCATAAAAGTTTCTTCATTCATAGCTATGGGACAAGGACTATATTCATATAACTTAAGTTCCAGTAACTCATTACCTTCATCTGTAGGATTATATTTAACAACGTTATATCCTATACTCATTTTATCCACTACCCTATCAGCCATCAGTATCATACGCTCTTTATTAGTTTCTGTTCTAGATACTCTGGACCAAGTATATAACCCCTTACTATCTTCTCTTACTTGAATAGGAAGACCCATAGGTTCTCGATGCCACCAAAATACCTTTATCAAGTTTTTTGGGAACCTCTCTTGGAGTGTTTTTGTGAAGGCTCCATCTTTAATATTCTCTCTAGCATCATCCCAAACATTTTTTATAGCTGCATAAGCTTCAAATTCATACTTATCTATGTTTGGACTAATCTCTGCTTTAAAATCTTTAAATTTCATTTAACACCTCCTCTAGGTAGTTTAAGCCATTGTATACCCAGCAACACATCTACATTGTATAACTTCACTAGCATCACCATTTGGGTCACCAGGATACTCCAAACCATTTGAAAATTTTTCATCCATCTTTACTGTTTCTCCATCAATATTAATATGACTATCTCTGACTCTATCATCAGCAGCACTACACCAAGTTTTAACTATATTTCTATAACCAGTTTGCTCAACTCCATAGTTCATAGCACTATTAGATGACATAACAACTTCTGTCCTAGCTGTAAGCATGGACCTATAATTAACCTCATCTAAATAGAAACCTCTTAAACCCCTAGAGATTTGATAAGTGCTTAAATTATCAGCTATTCCATCAGTAATAATTCTATTAGCTAATTCTCTAGAAGTTTCTACTATTAAAGTAGCTCTTATTGCTGACCACAACTGTGAAAATACTACATCAAAAGAAAAGGGATTAAAATCTTTATAATTATAATTATCATAACCTTTTATAAGATTATCATAAGCTTGTTTTCCAAAATCTTCACCAATAGCATTGTATAAAGACCTTAGAATTTCTGCTAACTCAGTTTGCTCACTATCAAAATAATTACTTAAACCAAGTATACCATTATCTAAAAAAGCACTAGGAATACTTACAGCTTCATCTTTAAAGAATTTATGAGCTTCTAATCCAAACTTATTATACCAACCAAATCTTCTTCTTTCAGCAAGTGCCCATTCTCTTTGACGAAGCCTTAAATCATTGGCTAAGTCTTTTAACGGAGTTCTTTTTAATGTAAATATCATCTAGTTTAAAATATTTCTCAAGTTCTTCTAAAGTTAAATCATTAGTCTTTTCACCATTTCCACCATTATTACCCTCAATGGCTTGTGTCAGTGACTCTAAACCTGCATAACCAGTAGGTATTAAATTAGCCTGTACATACCCTACATTCCCAGAAGGTACGTCATCTATCCCAAGTTTAAGTTTTCTATTTATAATATCAAAAGGTACTCCCATAGTCCAGAGCTTATAACCTGTTTCAACCCTCTTATGAAAGTCTTCTTGTAAAGCTTGAACGTTACGTGTATCATAATCAAGAATTATATCATCACCAAATTCTCTGACTAAAGCCAAGTCAAATGCACTCTTCAAATCATCCAAATAAGGTATAATTGTGTCTAACCACATAATCTTTCGAGCAGTTTCTATATTAGCCAAAGTAGCATTATCATATATAGAAACCATAGGTGGGGGCATATTTAAGACAGCACAGATATCTTCTCTAGTCATCTTCTTGCCCTCTATAAAATCCATATCTACAGGACTAAGTGACATCTGGTTCCATCTAGCACCAGAACCAAGTATCCAAGGCATACGAGCATTATCAGAGCCCTGGTGTTGTTCTCTTACCATTTCTCTAGCTTCTGTCCATTGTTTCTTCGTAATTGTATGGTCGAAACTAAATACACCATCAGTTATAGCTCTATTCTGTAGTGAAATTTTATTCCATTTAGTAGCTTCAACATCTGTATCTATAATTCTTGCTGCAGCTTGTATGGGAGACATACCCCAGTATAAATTACCAGGGTCTATAAACATTATATGTATTATATTACTGGGGTCTAGTTCTTTAGAAATAGCACCAGTTTGATATTTATAACTCTTGATATAATTCATTTGGTCTGGTACAGGAGTTATATAATCGGGTTGTAAGGGCCAAAGTTCAGCAGTTATATCTCTACCATCACGTCTAACTTTATTCTTATATAATACCCCATTTCCCCCTAGATAGAGATGTGAGGTCAATCTTTCAATAAGGTCCTGACCAGACATAAAACTATTTGGTCTTCTCATTAACAACTCTAGTGGATGTTTAGGTATAATATCATCCTCTGTAGGGTCTTTAGCTACCCAAGGTACACTAGCAGCAGACTTCATTATTCTATAAATACCAGCATAAACATAAACACAAGCCTTAAAACCCTCAGTTATAGCCGTACTAGTGTTCCAGTCTTTCCATACTGGGCTATAATACTGATTAGGTAATAGTAAAGCAGGCATACTATTACCCTGAGCCTTTAAGCCCATTATGGTGAGACCTAATTTCTGCCTAAAAGATAATTTATTTTGCATTAAGCTCTCCCAATTAAAATTTCAAAAGGTTCTTCTCCCTCATAAAAAGCTATTGCAACAGCGTCACCCCAGTCTGGAGATTTACCACCCTTTTTACGTATGTCTTCTTTAGACTCTAATATCATTCTACCATCTGATTTAAACTTATATTTTCTAGTAGTTAGTTGACTAATTAACTTTTTATTATTAAAAACAGCTCCACCTATTTTTTCATCTTTCAAACCCTTAGCCAAATCAGCCCAAGCTTCAGTACCAACATTATAATAAGTTTCACTATCTACTGCTCTTCCGCCAGCATTAAATTCTATTACCTCAATATCGCTATTATCAGAAAACACTTCAGAAACCCTGTCAAATACGCCAGCACCCAAACCCACAACATCAATCT